TTTGAGATAAATTTTACTATATCCTGCTTTGTACTTTCCAGGATAATTGTCTAGAATTTTCCTCCAGTTGATTTCAGGACCCATTTTGATAGGAATCTCAATACTGTCGTTAGTGGCTGTGACATGCTCATACTTGTCTAGAATTTGTACTTGACCGTTGACAACTAATATGCCAAATCCTCCAAGACTAATCTTTGACATATTAATTAGATTACCACCAGAAGAAAGATTGCCACTATTAGAAGATTGGTTACTGCCTTGAGGAAATAATTCATTGCCAAACTCTAATTGAATATCCTGCAATGATGGATTTTCTATACCCTGCGTAATGCTGGCAATAATGTTGGTCACTATGCCCAACTGTTTGACCTTGACTGGCGGGCTGATGTATATAGGTGCTTCTAAGGTTAGAGTAGCAATGTCAATATTCGATGCAGTGCCTACTGGGATACTTCTATTGCTAAATGTCAACTGTGTGAGATCCACAGTGCTTAGACTAGTCCAATCAATATAGTTGTCAGTAGTTTGAATATCCAAACTGGGATTAAACAACACCAGTATCTGTTCTAAAATTTGCAATTTTTGATCAGTGCTGCTGCTCCAAATATCTACCTTGAAACTGGCTTTGTAAGGTGTTGGCATCAGCCTTTCTACAGTGTACTGGTGCCCTTGACTGCTGGTATATTCTCCTGTAGCCGAATCATATTCGCGTTCTCTAATATGTAATTTTCCCACATAACTTGAATCAGACAATCTCGAACGATCTAGTTGTAGGTCATTTAGATATACGGCCATACGTGGCGCGGCAGCCAGTTTGTTCTCACTGTTGTCACCTAATAGGCTGGCAATCTGACGATCAGTGTCACCGTACAGTACTGGCACTCTGACCAATGTTCCATCACCGTACTTTACACTGAAGTTGCTGAGCAGTCTGATAATTTGTGTAATATATCGTCTAATTTGACCATCATAAAAATGTTGCATTATAAATCTGCCTTAGGTTTAAGTGCTTTAGATAAACTAGAACGTTGATTGTCTGCAGTGGAATATAAAGTCCATTCGATACGTTGTCCCACAGCAATAGGTTCAAATATCTTTATAGATATAAATCCTGATTGATTTTGTATAACCACACTGTCCTGCGGAACTATGTTGCGATCAAGAATAACCTTGGCACCATATGCACTATTGTAAGCAGTTCGTGTGGTAATTACCCCGGTGGTTCTGTTGAATGCACTGGTTTCGTCAGCAAGAACAAATGTATTAGTAACACCTGCTACAAATATATCGCTAGTGAGTTTGTCAAAAAACGCCTTGTCAGTGTTGTTGATAAAACTAGTTTTCTGAGTTTGACGAGTGTCGGTATTGGTCAATGTATGACGTTGCATGTCTTCGTATTTGACCCATCTGTTGCCAGTGAATCTAAACAGTCGATTTGGCAAGAAATCTGTACGAAGGAAAAAATCGCCTTCGAACGGGTTGGCTTGGAAACTGATACCGTGACCAAAATTTACTCCGTTAGGAGCAACCCCGTCTTCGACCATGTAACCACTATAGCCTTCTCTATCAGGACGTTCTGCAATTCTACTGGTATCTAGATTGGTCATAGATGCATCTAAGTTAGATTCATCTATAGTTTGTAATCGTGGATTGCCATCGTCATCTACTGCCAACGTGTAGAATTGTCTAGTTTCAAATCCACTTTTAGGAGCATCTGCCTCTGCTTGTGCAATCACTGCGTCATTGATTTCTAAATCTTTGGCTTTGGTGCTCAGTATGTCTTGTAAAGTATTACCAGAATACACAGCCCATGCAGCATCATTAGGTGGCGTCAGCACAGTGCCATTAGGACTGTTGAATCCAGATTTCACTTGATACAATACACCATCTAATCTCACAATTTGACCAGTGAAATATTCTGTAGCGGCAACGTGATCGCCTACAAATTTATCATAGTCTTCACCTACAGGTTTTGTCAACACATCAGCAAATTGCTGACTGTCAATTATTTTCTTTATTTTTAATCTGTAGAGATGAGGATACCAAGTTTGACTAAACCCTTCACTAGCACGGCCAACATCTTCTATGGCATAATATCTTGGCAAACTTACATCGAACCCGTTGAGAGCAAATTCGTCTTTCAAATGTGGCAATTCAACAACATCTCCACTGAGTGGTTTTCTACCAACAATTTTAATCCAGTCATTGATATGTACCACCAACATGATCAGATCAGTGTCAATGAATATGCCAAACTGACTGAGATTAAAATCAATGTTTTGCACTTGATAATGACCACGGCATCTATAAATGTCCGGATCATATTTGCGATCTCGATTCTCTAACAACAACAAATCTTGTATATTTGTTGGAGATAGATTGTCATACTGCGGTTGATCAGCAGTAGCATTGGCATCTGTAGGATTTTTAGGCCCCAGATATTTGTGAATATACAAGTCCGTACCGCCAATCTGAAACATTTCAGAAACTTGTCGATCAATGAATTTGTAGTCGTTGCCTTTTTCGGGCCGATATAAACTGAGTCTTGGCATAATACATATTTAGCGGGCATAAATATACTTGGAGAATCAAATGTCTGAAAATAGCAACTTAGAAGAACGTCAAAAAGTCTATGATTACATACGAGCCATGCTGGGTGAAGGTATGGTAGATGTCGAACTTGATCCAATACATTATGAAACTGCTGTTGATCGTGCGCTGACACGGTTTAGACAACGTAGCCCTAATGCAGTTGAAGAAAGTTACAGTTTTTTAGAATTTGTCATTGAACAAAATGAATACAGATTACCCGACGAAATTATCGAAGTAAGACAGTTGTTTAGACGCAGTATCGGCAGCAGGTCTGGATCAGGAAGTGGCGGCACACTGTTTGAACCCTTTAACATGGCCTATACCAACACGTACTTGCTCAGCGGCAATATGTTGGGCGGCCTATTGACATACGAACTGTTTTCACAATATCAAGAACTGGTAGGGCGCATGTTTGGCAGTTTTATTGAATATCACTACAATCCCAATACTCACATATTACGTGTGTTGCAACGTCCTTTTGCATCAGGCGAAATAATCTTAATGCGAACCTATAATTATCGTCCAGACTGGGCATTGTTAACAGACCTGTATGCCAAGCAGTGGCTGAAAGACTACAGTTTAGCAGTGGCCAAGATCATACTGGGCGAAGCACGTAGTAAGTTTGCTCAAATTGCCGGGCCAGGTGGCGCAGGTGGCCTCAATGGTGCAGACCTCAAGTCAGCAGGCAAAGAAGAAATGGCCGCATTGGATAAAGAATTGGAAACATTGATTTCCGGTGGCACTGGCTATACATTCATTATAGGTTGACACAGCCAACAATTTTCTATAAAATATACTATCTCAGGAGATAATATGATTATAGGAATCTGCGGTTTTATCGGTCACGGCAAAGATACTGTTGCTGACTATCTAGTAAATTTTCACGGATTTAGAAGAGAAAGTTTTGCCAATACATTGAAAGATGCTGTGGCTGCTGTGTTTGGGTGGGACCGTACAATGTTAGAAGGACGTACGGCACAGGCCCGTGAATGGCGAGAACAAGTTGATCCTTGGTGGAGTCAACGTCTAGATATGCCTAATCTAACACCCCGCTGGGTGTTACAATACTGGGGTACAGAAGTGTGTAGAAAAGGCTTTCATGACGACATATGGATTGCCAGCGTGGAAAACAAGTTGCGCAACTCGCGAGACAACATTGTAATTTCAGATTGTCGTTTCCCTAACGAACTGCTGTCTTTGAAACGTGCAGGCGGCGCTATTGCTTGGGTACAAAGAGGTGCTTTACCCGAATGGTATCAAGATGCTGTCAGTGCTAATCAAGGCAACAACATAGGTATCAATGCTATGAAAATGCGTAAAATACATGCCAGTGAGTGGGCTTGGATTGGCAATGACTTTGATCATATTTTAGATAACAACGGCAATATTGATGATCTGTATGGCCAGATCAAAAATCTGGTGACAGGTCTCCCTGTTTCCAAACAGTTCCCTCTTTGTGCAGAACACGCTGACAGTTTGCACACACTGTCTTGAGATTGGCGTTTCTACTGTTGTTTAAATTGCCGTCTACGTGAAATACATTGAATTGTTCTCGATGCTTGCTTTTGAATCCGCATTTATCGCACACTGATTTCATACGATATCCGTCCTGATACCATTTGGGCACACCCTTGCCCATTCCACCATATCGCAAGCAAGATTCACACTGACTACGATAGTATATTCTATTGTTCTTTCTATAGTTAATGGCAGCGGGTCGCATGCCGCATTTGCATAAAGGTCTGTTCATCTAGTATTTATTGCCCTTTTTATCCCCTTTTCTCTTGATATTATCGCCCCAATTTAGATGTCTTTGGGTAAATAAAACTAGCAAGACTCTTAGGAGAGATACAACATGGCATTATCATCACCCGGCGTACAAGTCAGCGTCATTGACGAAAGTTTTTACACACCTAGCGAACCAGGTACCGTTCCGCTAATTGTTATAGCCACAGCGGCTAACAAGCAAAACGGAGCAGGCACCGGCGTTGCAACAGGTACATTGGCATCAAATGCTGATACATTATATTTGATGACCAGTCAACGCGATCTATCTGACACATTCGGCGACGCAATTTTCAAAACTGACGCAAGTAATAATCCAATTCATGGCGGCGAGCAAAATGAATATGGTCTGCAAGCAGCATACAGTTATTTAGGCGTCAGCAACAGAGCATTTGTACTACGTGCAAATGTTGATCTATCACAATTAGATGCTACCGCAACTGCTCCAAGTGCTAACCCACCAAACGGTACATGGTGGTTAGACACCAGCAACACCAAGTGGGGCATTTTTGAATGGAACAGCGATGCTGCCACTGTAGGCGGTAACGGACAAAAGTTTATCAACAAAGTTCCATTGGTTATCACCGACACAACTAAAGTTGTAGACTTTGCTGGTAACGACTACACTCCTAAAGGATCTGTTGGTGCAGTAGGTGCATATGCAGTGGTAGCAGTGACTACAACACTGGCAGTGTACTACAAAAATCGCAGCGGTATTTGGGTAGAAGTTGGTTCTCCAGAGTGGGCACTAAGTTGGCCAACTATTGCCGGAACAGCAAGTCCTGCAACAGTGACTGGAACAATTATTTTCACAGTTGACGGTGAAGCACTGACAACAATTACACTGTCTGGATCAACGCTCACAGCAGCGGCAGCGGCTATCAATGTTGGCACATACAATAATGCCGGTGTGTATGCCGCAGTGGTTAACAGCAAGTTAGAAATTTATTCAAATAATGCATTAAGTGATGACAGCCAAGATAGTACTATTGCCAACACCATTAGTATCAGTGGAACAGCATTGACAACACTTGGTATTACTGCTGGCGATTATCTAGTTCCTAGACTGTCAATTCAACCACACACCAGTGTTCCTACATACAAGAGAACAGACAATCCAGCTTCTGCTTTGGGCCGCCCAACAGGTTCTGTGTGGGTTAAAACAACAACTCCTAATCTTGGTGCCAACTTAGTAACAAAACGTTATAACAGTGCAACAGACGCTTGGGAAACAGTGGCAGCACCATTGTATGCCAACGGTGCAGCAGCATTGGCTGCTTTAGATCCCACAGGCGGCGGCGCAAATCTTGCAGTTGGTGCATTATACAGTAAATTCAATATTGAAGAAGATTTTGGTTTAGATCTTACACCAAGACTGGCTACATTTAAATTGTTTAGAAGAAATGCTATTGGTGCCACAACTATTACTAGTGCAGCAGTAACCGCATCTACATTTACAGCCGGTATTAATCGGTTTGTTGTTGCAGAAAGTCTAGTTGGCGACGATGCTTATAGCAGCGATGTAACAGTTACATTTACGGCTAATGCAAATATAGATGATGCAGATGATTTTGCCAATGCTGTTAATGCAGCAGGTTTAATCAATGTCACAGCCAGTGTAGACAGTTCAAATAGAATTGTTATCACTCATGCT